GTAGTCTAAGGAAATTATCATTGTTACGAGCCTCTCTCGCCATCTCAAGATCGTGCTTTTGTTGCTTGCTTTCAAAGATATAACCGAACACACCTTTAAGAATAGCCCCCATAGCAGTGCTACCACCGCCCGTGATAAACAACATAAGTAACTCACCCATCTCACTGTGCTCCGTATCGCATTGTGTCTAACAGTTCTTCATGTTTACTGAGTTGTTTCTCTACGAACATCAGTCTCATGTTTTGCTGTGCGTCATCAGGTAACGCTCCTAACTCACCTCTAGGCCACTTCACACGGAACTCAGCGTTAAGCTCTACATCATGTTTAAGCCTTAGTATTTCTAAATCTAAAGCATTAAGCTTATTCCATAACACGCTATAACCCCACACAGCTGTGCCTACAATAGCTATTACTTTTGCTACGAATGCAAGGTTGGCTTTGACCTGCACGTTTTCTCCTAATTCTGTTGCCATGTCTTTAAACATAACGATGAAGGTAGAAGGTCAGCAAACTAAAAAGAGAAGGACGGCCTTGGAGCGTCTAGCGAAAAAACCTATGCAAACCAAAAAAGCACAGGGAGAAAAATCTAAAAGCCCAAGACCGTCACACACACATCTTTATGAATTACTTTACAGTCTACTCACAGAAAGTCTTCTGTCAATCTCTTCGTGATATGCTTTGTCTCCTGACTTGTATCGAGGATCAGACTGAGCACGAGCTAGTTCTTGCATTGACTTAAAAGGCATAGTAGAACCACCAGTAACAGCTCCTTGCACCAATCGAGGTGAGGAACCATTAGCCTGTGTATATCTATCATAAAGAGATTTAACTGCGAACTTAGCTTGTTCTTTAGTTCCCGTAGTAACAATATCATCAAATGCATCGATCTCCTCCTGTCCTAAGTTGTCGTTAGCCCACTCAGCCATAGCGTCAAACTGTCCGTTAGCTACACTCTTTATTTCTCCTTCTTCAGATTGTAACAGAGCTTGTTGACCAGCTGCATAGCTATCGACTAACTCCTTCGGGAGTCCTGCTTTAGCAAGCTTCTCATATGTCTCCTCAGATAGCTGACCGTCGTTTTCAAAGAACTCTTTAGAAGCATCAACAACAGCAGCATTATATTCAGCGTTCTCGTTATCGTCAGGCTTGTCATCCTGTACATCTCCTTCATTATCCTCTGTAGTTTCTGTTGGTTGCTCTTCGTTAGTGCCTTGTCCCATCTTTTTCTCAAGCTCACTGTAAGCATTAGCCATGTCTTCGGGACTCTTAAACTTTTCAGGTAGCCACTCAGGTCTATCAACCTGTTGCTCCTCTCCAGCTTGTTCCTCCGATATTGTTCCCACAGCTTCTGCTGCGTCATCGGGTTCAATTTCGCTTTGTACTTTCTCATTAATCTCTACTCGGTGTAATTCTGCCATCTGTTATTCCTGTGGTTGTTCTTGTTGTTGTTGTGCCATGTACTGCTCTTGTGCTGCGTTGACGGCAGGTGCGACTGCGGGTGCTCCTAGTTTCTGTGCCATCTCCATCATCTGAGCTTGTTGCATAGCTTGTTGTATTTCTTCTTCCGTCTTGATCAAGCCTTCGGTTTCAATACCTAGAGCTGTAGCACGACGTTTAAAATAGTCATTAACATTTAAGTACTGAGTCACAGCTTGTGGCCCTACTACTTGGTTAGCTCCTGCAAGGAATAAGTCGAGTCGTTGTAAGTCGTTACCTCTACCTAAAGCTTCTACTCCTGTAACAATGGTAGGCTTAACAATATCTTTAGGTAGCTTAGGCAGTCTCTTCTCTTTGGACATCTTATCCATCAAGCGAGTAACGATAGGTAGTTGTAGCTCCTGTGATAACAAAGAGTAAAGACCACCAAGTGCAGCTTCTAACTCCTGTCCTAGCATCCGTATCTCTTCAGCTGTTACACGCTCTGCATCTCTTACCACACCGCTCGTCAACAGGAATGCTTGGCTCAGTCTATCTGTTATACCTTGCATTGTTGTTTGAGCAGTACGGAAGTCGTTGAACTTATTAAGCTGGAGTACTGATACATCTCCCTCACTGCCCTGCACGATAGCTCCGTTAGGTGCTTCTGCTAATGTACGAGAGCGAGTAGTACCGTTAGGATTAACCATGAACAACACCTTAGCTGCTGCTGCACTACCCTCTACGATTGCTTTTGTTAAAGCTTCAAGAGACTTGATGTCACCAATGTACTCCTCAACAAAACCTCTACCGTAATCTTCTCCGTCGATCTGTGTATAGCGTAGCGGTAGCCAAGGTGATTTCTCAATCGGATACTCTCCTATGCTTTCTTCAATAACAAGACCTTTAACATCTTGCTGTACTTTAAACTTATCTCCTTCTCTAACAACAGAGGTGTAGAGGTCGCAAGTGTTCTCCTTCTCCTGACGATATACTTCTTCTCTTACAGACTCAGGTAACATCATAGGTGCTACCGTTTCTTTAATAGCTATGTGTGTAACGTTACCCATTGGGTCTCTCTTTACAACATAACGATCAAGACGGAACACACGTATACCACCCTCATCAGGTAAGTACAACAGACTGTTACCACTGATAAGTAAGTTCTTTAGTGCTTGGAATATACCGTTCCTAAAGTTCTGTACTTCAACCTCTTGCGACACACTACGCTCTACATCAGCTAACGCTTTCTCTAGGTCGCTGCGTAACTGCTCTGCTCCCTCTGGCCCTAGCTCCTGCTTTGCTTTGTCTAACTCATAGCGGTCAATAACCAAGCGAAAGAACGGAGCGTTAGGTGGCAGTAGTGCAAGCAGTAACTTAGACGCTAGGTTCAATACACCTCTAGCTCCTATGCCTTGATAAGGTGTGTAGTATTTAGTAGCGTAGTTGTGACCGTCCGGTGGTAGAACATACGGCAGGGTCAACTCAGAAGAGGTACGTCCTCTATCTAAGAACGACCACCGCTGATTCTCTAACGAGTGATATAGACCCTGTGCTGTTTCTTGCATATCTTAGATAGCTGCTATAATGAAAGCAAGTAGTTCAGCGTAACGCACACCTCTTTGAGTAACTTCAGTAGCACCTTCAGGAGCGTCCTCTATATTATCAAAAACATCTAATACAGTTTGTTCTTCTTGATCGCCAACAGCAGGGATTACTCGATCAGCTTCCCACCATGTATTCTTAATAAACATACCGTAGCGTCCAGCATCTAAACCTTCAGCAGCAAAAGCAGCTTCTAAGTCCTGTGCCATAATACCAAAATGTATACGAGCGTCGTCACCTTTTTCTTCGACTGAGCTTTTCCAGCGATACTTACGAAGCAATCCTTTACAAGCGACAGCTACTCTTTCTTCAGCTTCAGTAAGTTCTTCGATGTCCTGTTTAAGTTCACGATCAGATGTTTGAATGGTTGCGTTTGTTGCGTAGATGTCATCCCAACGTTTAGTTGAAGAACCGAAATCCTGTGCGTCATCAGTACCGGGTGTTACGTTGCCGACTTCCGTGATATGTAGAAGCGTATTGGTAGTACCAGCCCAATCTATTATATTATGGTTAGAACTTTTAATTGATAATCCATTAGGAATAGTAGAACTACCAGTGTAATCGTTACCTATATAAAAATTTCTCGATCCAGTACTGGCATTGTTTTGAAATAAAATATGACCATCACCACTGGCAGTACTTGTTCCTAATATTCTAATTTTGGAAAGAGTGCTTGTGTCATTTGAATTTGAAACAAAAATATCACCCCGTACTTCCAACTTCGCATCGGGACTCGTAGCACCAATACCTACGTTGCCGTCGGAGTCGATGCGCATTCTTTCAGTTCCATCAACATTGAAACGAAAATCAGAACTAGACCTAATATTGTCAGGGTCAGCACTAAACGTCATGTTTCCTGTGACTGAACAGGTAATAAGAGAGTAGGCATCGCCACCAATAACGGTGCTATTTTCAAGACGGATAGTAGGCGAGCGCGAAGCAACATGAAGGTCAGAACTAGGACTATCCGTACCAATTCCTACCTTGTCCGTGCTGATAGCAAGTGCTGAGTCTGTACCTTCTCCGTCCTCTATGTATTTAGCGGTAGCGTCTACTCCGTTTGTAGCGTCGCCTATTTGTAATAAAGATTTATAAGTATTTGCGGGTGTTGTTCCTGTTAAGTCTGCCATTTTATATATAAGTTTTAAGTGTTAATTTAAGTCATGTTGTCCCATGAGCGGGAGCTGAAGGTTTCCCAATTAGTGCGTAAGTAATTGTAGAGGTGAGTGCTGTAGTATACCTGCCAGTCAGGACTAGAGTAAACCATAATAGCATCGATGTCTGTGGCGTATCTAACCGTACCAACTAAGGGTGCTGTGGCTATGATGTCATCAAACAGTCCCGGTTGTCCTCGCAGTGTCTGATCTGCTGGTACATCAAAACCATACAACTTCTCAAACGCAGGACGAACAAACCCATTAGGTAAACCTAACAAGCGACTCGGCTTGATCTGCTCAGATGGATATACGTTTAGCATTAAAGAGAGTCAACACTACCTGTAGCAATGACGCTGTGCGTACCACTGGTGTAAGCACTAACGCTAGCTCTGATCTTTTCGTAGTGTCCGTGGTCATCACGAATCATAAACGAGCCTTGAGCACTTACATCTTGGCTGTGGATAACAAACCAAATACCACCGATGTAGGCTTCAATGTCAATAGTCGCTGTTCCTGCTAAGGTCGTTGATATTACAAACGTCCAACCCTTAGCACGCTCGACTGTGAATGCATTACCGTCTATTTCTTGAGTAGCATCTGAAAGTAATATCTTTTTATCTAATGAACGAAGGCTCATATATATTTATCTCCTGTTATTATGTTGGTAAATTAACACCTGTGCCTCCACCCATGCCAGCTCCAATAGTAGGACGACGACGAGCAGTCAACTGTTGTGTACCTCTGCGACGCTTAGTCTGCTTCTTCGCTGTTGCTTGTGCAGGTGCTTTCTCTGCCATAGCCAACGGAGGTGGTGGTGGAGCAGGAGGTGGAGCAGGTGGTGGGATGTCTGGCATCTTAGGTGTAGAAAAGCACATGGTATTAATCCTTTGTTATAATATTGTCTTGAAGTTGTTCGTCGTAAATCTGTCGTAGATAATTAATTACACTACGTTGTCCTGACTTATACCATACCATTCTGTCGTCGTCCGTCAAGTCTGCACAT